ACAGCTTTGGTATAAAGTTTGGTCTTTCCGAGATGCCACACCTATGCGTGTAAGTGTTTCACGAACCTTGAGGAAGTCATCTTGATTAACAAGTTTAACTTCTACAGGAGTATATCCCGGAATGCTAGGTATGTTGATTAAATCATGTGCCATGTGTTAAACCACCTGTGTTCAAACGTTCCTTAATTGTATTTAGTTGCTCAGGTGATAGAATCTTTAGAGCTTGTATGGCTTTTTCAGTATTGTAATGATAATACTCTTTCACCACTTCAAGGTCTTCGATTTTCTCAGCTTTCAACCACTTATTAAATCTCTTTCGAGGTCTAATTGTATTTATAAGGAAATCGAACTGTAGGCGTCTTTCAACATGGGGACGACTATTCATTTCATTAGCGGGAATGACGGTATCAGCCCCGAAACTCAATGATTTGTTTACTATAAATGAATTATATTGTTTTTCACTCCAATCATCAACAATGAGATTTTCTTTTGTGTAATGTATAGCGTTCACGAAATCAAAAGGATTGATTTTCGGCATTTTATATTCTTCTTCTACAACCCAATCCTTGATGAACTCACCATCAAGATTTCGTTCTGTCATGACTTCATCTCACATGCTGCCATAATCTCAGTAAGACAAGCAACAAGATTAATCTCAGCATCAGCCACGAATGCCGCCTTGTATTGATAATCAGCCAAGAGCAATATCAATTGAGGAACTTGAACCACTTCAGGCATCAACACATCATACAACTTTCTGAATAGAACATTCGGATCATTATCAAGATTGTTCACAACCCAATTACGCATCTTCTTGAAATCCTTTTCTCGGAGTGCAGCAATCAACTCCTTCAAATTGGCATCCGAGATGTTTACCAAAACACCCTCATCAATAGTTCCCGAAGATGAGTAGCGTTGGAGTTCATTCAACACACGACGATAATCAGGAAAATGCTTGTTCAAGAGTTCTGCTACTACCTTCTTATCAAACGTAATGTTTTCCTGTTCAAGAATTTCTGTGAGGCGCTTAAAGAACTTTGCTGCCACAACAGGCCTATCTTCCTTACCTAACTTGAAATCAATCACCGTTGTCCGACTATGAAGTGGCGGAATGATTCTGTTCTTGTAATTACAAGTAAAGATGAAACGACAATTCTTACTGAATTCTTCAATGAATCCACGAAGTGCGGGTTGTGTGGAATTAGGATTGAGGTAATCCGCCTCGTCAAGTATCACAACCTTGACCTTGCCGGCCAACGAAACAGTACTTGCGAAGTCCTTAATTTTTGTTCTCAATACATCAATACCAGACTCTTCCGAGCCGTTGATGATGATGTAATCGCACCCTAATTCTTCACACAGAGCCCGTGCAATTGTAGTCTTACCTGTCCCGGCTGTGCCAGACAATAACATATTTGGAATGTTATCCTGGTCAACAAACTCTTGGAATGTATTTTTTAAACTGTCAGGCAGAATACAATCACTAATTCTACGTGGACGATACTTCTCAACCCAAAGAAACTGCTCACGATTTGCCTGCATGATTACACCTTCGATGATGAATCAGCCGCAATCAAATATGTTAAATCTGAACCTGTGGCCTCGAAGAAGAACACAAGAACCTTGCCTGTCTTGGCAACAGCATTTGCTACACGAACATTGTACTCATCGGGTACCACCTTAAAACTATCAATTGCCATCTTCACATTGAAAGAAACATCGGAATCACCCAACGGCTTCTTGTAGCTATGTGATGTAGAATTCTTCGGGTCATTGATGCTCAAGGTCACCTTACCCTTTTCTGAAACGATGTTCAACATTGTGGCAGACACAATGCTTGCCGTCTTGATGATGGTTTGAATATCATTTCCGGTCATCTTGAATGTATAGATGTCCTCAAGAGTAGGAGCATTCTCGTTTGGAGCTGTGATAAGAGATTCATCGGCATAGAAATATTCAATCTCACCACCATTCTCAGAACGAATAGTCAGACTCTTATCTCCAAATTCAATGTCAGGATTCTGTGATACAGAAATCAATGACAAGAGTTGATTCAAATCATAAATGGCAAACTGCCTAGGAAATGTCTCATCCACTACTGCACGTGCCTGAATGCTGTTCACAGCATTTCGCGTTGCCAGCTTCTTACCTGACTTCACAAGCAAGTTGCTGCTAATCTGTGCGAAACTTTGTAGCAACGAAAGTGTCTTACTGCTAATCTTCATAAAGTTACTCCTCAATATTGTTTAAATGTTCGCCTGTATCATGAACGTGTAGTAACATAATAGCGTAGTGAATAATTTTCAAGATGTCCTTGCGATTATGTCCATTCTTTTTACCATAACGTTGTGCATACTTCATGATGTTTCCTACGGTGAAGCCCACACCATGTCCGTTATCAAAAATGAATTCCGAGGCTTGAAACTTGCTGCGTGAATAATGTTCCCCATACGTAGCATCAATATAGGCTTTGAGTTCATTAAGGATTCTATCCTCATGAAATTTATAATTGATTTCTTCCATAATCACTCCTTGATTATTTTTTTACCGTTTGCATGAACATCACATAATGTCCGATACCAGCTTCCTTCACGAAGTCCGCCAGGTGATCCACAATCCTCACAGATTTCAAAACTGCGCTTTCCTACTGACCGAATGATGTTTTCCAATCCATCATCCATAACATCAGTATAAATCCGAAGACCTCCAAACTTCTCCTTGACTTGAATCACCTTGGAATGTACGGTATTCTTTTCCATGTAATCAAACACTTCATGAATCAATGAAGCCCAGCCCTGACCCACAGATTCTAAGGCCAAGGCTCGGTCATATCCCTCATAGATTACATAAGTAGGATATCGCGGACTTTTCGGTTTCATAATTCTGTTCTCCTATACTAATTTAAAAACGTTGCGGAAATCCATATTCCTAGATAACTTCCCACCACTGAACCCGCGGCATATCCCATCCATTGATGAACGTGGTCTTGTCCATGTGCAATTCTACGAATCACAAAAAACTGAATGGATGCAATCATGAAATCACTCAGGGCAGCAGTGTGATAATGTGCATCAGCTACTGCACGAAAGTTAATACACCAAATGGTATAACTCAATACTTGAATGAAAAATAATACACCAGCCTCTTTTAGCTTAACCATAATTAATTACCCGTTGAATATTTTATCTGGTCTCCAATTACCATGTTCATCTACCGCCATACACCAACACAATGGGGTGTTTGTTTCTTCCCATGCATGCCCGTTGGTGCATTCATATCCTTTAGTTGTGGCATTGAATTCATGCAGATGCCACTTACCATCTTCATCCCAATAACGTTCCTGAGGAACCTTGTCATCGTAATGAAACTTTGCAAGATACACCTTACTTCTCATGCCTTCTGCCTTACACGTTGGACATATCATTTGTTAACCTGCCTTGCTAAATGTTCGAACCATTCATTTACTTCCTTATCCAATTCCTCTTGTGTCTTTTCACCTCGGTGGGCTCTGGACCAGGCAAAGATATCCAACATCAATTCACGCAATCTATCTGTATCTTGTGTGACTTCACCAAAGGCTTGCATCCTATGAAAGATGGCTTCATACACGGCAACCTTTCGTTCTAAATTCATAGATACATCTCCTTCAAATAATCCCACAAGATGATGTTCATGGCAGCTGATACATTGAAACTGCGAAGAACACCACGTTGTGGAATACTGAGCTTATAGAAGTGTGGATTGTCTGCAACTACAGCGGGCATCCCATGACTCTCACTACCAAACATGAACAAGGGACGCATCCATTCATTCTGATATAGTTGCTTCGCCTGTTGCGTTCCCACCATGGTGCCACCATGTTCACACAACACCACGCTGTTCCACTTCAACAAATACTCTAATTGATTGTTGATTTCGGTGTCTGCGTGTATCGGGTCATCAAACACATACTGGACAATATTGATGTATTTCTCAGCCCCAACAGTAGACCGCTTATCGAATTTCTTGCGTCCAAAGATATAGAAGTTCTCTGCACCCAATAAACACGCCGACCGAATCATCATTCCTATATTTAATTCACCTGCTACATTAATGGCACCTACTGAAAACGGACGCTGTTCACTAATGGAAATGGCAACATTCTGTTCATACGTATTGGCCTTGTACTCATCACGAACATTGTACATTTCACTAGCAGTTTGTTTCGTGATTTCAGAATAGTTCACCATGGGATTAGTCATGACAGCACCCATCACACCCATGGATTCCTTCTAGATTGGCGTACTCATCACCATGCTTATCTCTGATGAATCTCATGTGGTCGGGATCCGGATGTCCAACGCCATGTGTACAAACTCGCTCCATCATATACCTATCTGTTCTCCAATTCAAAGGCCA